TTTTAGTACCGCCATATCCGGGAACACCTTCAGGTATGTCTGGAACATCTTCAGGCAACAATTGATTTATAACGCTTGGAGATTCTCCTAAAGATATAGGGAAATGGTTTTCTATAAAAGCAGCAATAGTTGCTAAAACTCGATCTTCCCCATCTTCTACCATGTCTTCTAGTTTTATGTATTTTCCTGTTATTCTTCTACCGTAACTGTCTACCTGTTCGTTAAATAAAGCTTGTGCTATTAAAACAGAATCTTGAGCAACACCAGAACTTAATCCTTGAGCTGATTTTATTAAGCCATAAATATCGCCTGTTGTAGCTGTAGTTACCAATTTAAGCATAAGGTTGTATGGTCCAAATAAACTGAAATCCCTATCTCCGAAACTTATTTTCATAAAGTTATTGTTATATGTATAATCACCTTTAGCATTTTTAACCAGAAGCCTTGTATCCGTGTCTTTTCCCTGTGCAGAATTTATAGCAAAAGTTAGCCATGTCCCATTTGCTATCATACGCATCAAGCCACGGCGAGCTACTCGGGTTTGTAATCCTGTATCTGGACCCGGAACAATTCTAGTTCTTGGTAATGCGTCAGCAATTGATCTTCCAAAAACTGGAATTGCTTCAACCGCTGCTCTAGCCGGATCGGTTGCGATTCCGTACAATCCTTTACCTAAAGTACTTACACGAGCTTGAAAAAATCTAGGTGCAAACATAACTAATTCCCCAACACTTCCGCCAAAAACTTTGTCTGTGTGACCTGTCATCGCATTTAATTCTTGAGCAATTTTTCTTAATTCACCACTAGCTTGTAACTCAGGAACCGATTTCCCACTTGCCATAAGCTCTAAAAGATAATCATCTGCAGATTCTAAACGAATTTTGTCACCGTAAAAACCAAAAGCACGATTGAACATTCTTATTCCCGGTATTACGCGAGCTGCGAAATCTTTTTCTGCAAGATATTCTGTTTCTTCTCCACCTTGACGAAGACCTAATCTACCCCAGTCTTCTGATGTAAGGCGCCCTGCAGCAGATGTGCTTTTATTAAAATCCCGAATAAATGCACCAAGCAATTGGTCTCCGTTTTTCCCCCATGCTTTAACACTCCACCCCAAAGTTTTAGCAGTTTCTTTTGGGTTGTCAAAAATGCTCATCCAACCGTGTACCCCTACAGCGCTATGGTCATAAGTTGCTTTTATTGATTTAAAAAACCTGCTATAGGAAACTAATCCATTAATAACGTTTTTGTATGCCCCGCCTGTAGGAATGGACTCATCTACGATATCGTTTACTGCTTTAGCAAAAGCTTCTGGAAATTCATAATTTCCTAAACGATATCTTCCTGCAGCATCTCTACTTAATCCTTTAAAATCTCTAGTGTCTTCTGCCCTTTTAGCCATTAGCTTTAGTTCGTCAAGTGTTTGCCCGGCTTCTATTTTGAAAGAAGATAGTGCGTCTTGTGTTTTCTGAGCTTGTACTAATGCAGATGCAAACTGTCTGTTAATTACATAACCGTCTTTTGCTGCTGCTTCAATAATGCCGTCTATTTCTTTTATTTCTTTAGCAGAATATTTTTCTAAAATTTTTGAATTTCGATTTTGTTCTTTTTTCAAATCAGATAAATCTTTTTTAAATTTGCTTATTTCTTTATCGATTTTTATTTGTTTTTGGTTGGAATTTATAAGTTCGCTCCATAATTCTCTGTCAGCTCTGGCAGATTCTGTAGGAAACTTAACTCCAACTAACGCTTCGTCATAACTTCCTGCCATATCGTTATAAGAATCTTGCAAAAGCTCTTCTGAATCTTCTATTTTTCTAATATGCTCAATAAGCTTTTGGTATTTTTTTAACTTAGCTTTAGTCATATTTGTCAAACTAAGATCGTCTGCGAAATTTTTAGCAGCATATTCTTCAACTTCATCTAAAAGTTTATTAAATTCATCTACTTCTTTTAAGAATTTTTTGTCTTTAGGTCTAAGTTTAATGTCAGAATCTTCAAATGCTTTTTTAATTGAATCTATGTTTTTGTTAAATTCTCGTGCATTGTTTAATGTTTTAGTCAACTCTTTATTTACTTTATTAAAATCTTTTGGAGTAAATGGATTAGACTCATCTAATATTTTTTGAGCATTTGCTAATTCATCAAGTAAGCCTTCTTCTTCAAAACGTTTTTGTAAGTCTGCTTGTTCTGCTGCGGTTTCTAATCCGTCTTCAGCAGCTTGGATTTGTGTTTGAATTTCTTTTACTTTATTTTCAGCAGCTTTTACAGTTTTTGCGGAATGCGCTTTCTTTGAAGATAAATTTGCAGTAGAGTCTTGCAATTTTCTTATTTCTTCTCTTAACAATGCTTTGACTTTAAGAAGATTTTTATATTCATCTGATTCTAAAATTTTTGTCGCATTTATTCTTCCAATTAAATTACCGTCTGCATCTTTAGCGTTTCTTAATTGATCTCCTGCCCAACGGTTTGCTATATCTCTACCGTTTTGTTCTATGTATGTTCTTATTGAATCTTTAAAAGTGCTGTAAGAATATTTACCCATATCCTCACCTTTAGGAGTTTTAAGGTCTCCGTCAATAGCATCTCCCATAGAATCTAAATACGCTGTTTTGTCCCAACCTCCGGGACCTTTAGTAGGGGTATCAACGCCATTAGCGTGGTCAGCTCTTCCTCTAGGTAAATAAAACCCGTCTTTATCTGCGATTTTTTCGTACCCTTCTGCATCGACATCTTTAGTAACATCTAAGCGTTTGTTAACATCTTTTATTGTTTTTATACCTGAATCAATCATTTGTCTTTCAAAAGGTTCAAGTCTTAATTTCACATCGAGAAAAAATTCACGTTGTTCAGGAGATAAAGCGTCCCAATATTTAGGAAGGCGAGCTGCTATATCTTGTATAGTAGGATTGTTAGGCACTCCGTCAATTCCCTTACCTAAACCAAATACCTGTCCTGTTTTTTTATCAATATCAAATAGTTGTTTTGATCGAGAATCAAATTCATTAGCAATGCTTGTAGCAATGCTTTGTGCGTCAGACTCAACTTGTCTTTTTGCATTTTCAATTTGTTGAGGAAGTTCAGGTCCTCTACGTATAGGTAAAAAAGTGTTTTCTGACATCCAATCTAACAGTTTTTCTTTTTTTGTTAACCCTTCTTTCATTTCGGGAATTCCATATGGGTTTTCTACAGTCGTGCCTGTATAAGATGTGGTTGCAATATCGTCTGAACCACCTCCAATAGGAACAGGATTTTGGTCTGGATAAATTATGCGTTTTGGAGTGTACACGCCGTCAAAAACATCTACTTTTGAATCTTGAAACCATTTACCGGGAGACGATATTATCTTTATTCCTTTTCCTGTATATTTAAGTCCCTTTACCGCACCTTTTAAAGGTAAGACTAATCCGTACGCAATGCCTTTATCCAAATATGTAGCAGGCAAAACCATTTCTATTGCTAGTTCAACTCCACCTCGTACATATTTTGGAGCTTCAATTACGTCATCAAAAAGTTGTTGAACTTCAAAATATGTAAGTTCTCTTCCTAATTCATTTTCTTTTTCATCTATCGCTGATTGAAAAGTTGCTTGGTTTTCAGATTGGGTTCCAGTCGTAAAAGCATTTATTAGACTGTAAAGATTTTCGAAAGTAGATTTTCGTTCAGTTTCCGGGCTATAAAAATCTTCAGCGCTCATTCCTAATCTTGCTTTTTGTTCTGGTATACGACGTCCTCCTCTTCCGATTTCTTGGCTTGCACTTATTAATAATTCAGCAGGTCCGGCACCAAGTTTATAAGCTCTTTCTCTTTTTATATTTTTTAAAAAATCATCGCTGATAGGGAATACAGTTTGATAAGGCTCTGGTGAAAAATAACTTTGGTTACCGGTTCGTAAAAAATATTCAGATTGTTCAGGACTTGGTACAGGTTGTCCCGGTGCTTTTCCGACAATAGTATAATCATTAGCTGATTGTAAATCTGATTCGTCAGCTGATCCCCAAGGGTTATCTTGTAAGTGAGTTGGCAACATAGGATCACTTAACACATCTTTTGCTTTTTGTTCTTCTGATAATTCTTGATTAACATTTGCCGGGTCTGCAAAACGTGGAAAATCTTCTTGTGGTTGATTGCCAGTTCCGCCCCTCAAAAAACCTTCAGGATTCGGTTCTACTAGTTCACCTGATAAATAGGAAGCGTTTTTATTTTTTTTCCTTCTTTGAAAAATTGGTGGCATATTATCTTCTCGCTCTTGTAAAGATTGATCTTCCAGTATTTAAAGTTCTTAATTGCTGTCTTCTTTTTTGTGTAGCTTCATCTTCTCCAGTTCTTGCCAGACGTCCGAGACGTTCTTGTTCAGCTTTATAAAAAGCACTTTGTTTGTATTGTTGTTCAAATCCGGGAACCATTGACTTTAAAAATTCAGATTCAGTTTTTGGAGTTGTCGCAAAGAGTTTTCCAACAGTTACTGCATCTTCATCTGAAGCGCTAGTACCTTTTGCAAAAACATCGGCTTTAGTAGGGTACATTTGATCTGACTCTGATTTGGCAGCCTGATAAGCTTTTGCCTTTTGTTCTGGTGACAATGTTGCTGCATCATATGGAAGTTCTGTATTAGGGTCAGTTCCGGTAAAAGTATATCCAACAGCTTCGCCCGGTAATGCGCCTTTCTTTTGACTGTAATCAAAGTATGCTTCAGCTTGATTGTCTTCAGATGTAGACAATCCAAATTTAGACTGTCCTGTTTCACGCCTATAATGATCTTCTGCTTTAAATAAATCTTTTTCTGCGTCTTTCCAAAAAACAAAATTTTCATTTGTTGTATCAGCGTTATAGGAAGCTTCTGCCTGTGCGTATCTTTCTCTATAATAAGTGAGCAAATCGTTTTGCAATTCTATGGCTGCTTCCCTGTCATCAATAGGTTGTGGCACAGCTTGTTTTAAATATTTTTCTTTAAAATCAGTTGTGTTTAATTGATGTTTTATAAATGCAGCAAATTCTGGTCTTTGATCTGACCATTGAGAATCAATTTGTGTATCAAAAATTGAGCGGTCAAAATTAGGCATTCCTTTTTCTTCTACACGAAAAACACTAGTAAAGCTTGGAGGTCTGCTTTCATCTAAAAGAGTTCTAAGATTTTCCGGAAGAACATTTGGAGTTCCTCTAAAATCATTAACCGAATCACTTACTTCGTCTGTAACATGAGCTTTTGTTAACTCAGGTCCATTTTGTAAATAATAATGTCTCCAGTTGTCCCAATCTGCAGGGCTTACTTCATCTTTTGTGACAGGAACTCTAATGCCCTGTTCATTTTCTACCCATAAAGTTTCGTCTTCTCTCAACATACTTGCCAAAGCTTTATTTTGTTTGTCGAGACTTCCGTGAAGATTTTTCCAATCTAATATAGCTTTTCTATCAGTTTGCATTGTGTCAAAAGGGGTAAGGTTATCTTCACCCGGTACAAATTGTTCTCCTATGTATTCATAAACTTTTTCGGCAACATATTTTTCGGGGTCTTTTCCTGCTTTCACAGCTTCTTTCTGAACAAGTATGTCAATATTTCCGTCATCATCTAAATAATTTTCTAATCTTTTTTGTGCTTCTTTTATTAAATATCTGTTAGTTTCCATAGTTGCTTTTAAAGCATCGTTAATTAATCCTTCGCCTGAAGAATTGCCGCCTGATTCATCTATCCAACGATTTACAACATCAGTAAATCCTCTTCCTGCAGAATCTTTTATTCCATCTTGCCTAAATTTTCGATAATTGATACTACCTAAATCTTCTTCTGCAACAATTGGTCCGAAAAGTCTATAAGCGTCTTTATTTACTATTTGAGTTAAATAATTAGAATAATTAGTTTTTCCTTCTACTGAAGTAAATTCTTTATCTACTATTGGGATACTTTTTGTAAAATCACTTACTACGTTTTTAACTATAGGAGTTAACCTTATTTCTTCCGTTTGAGATAAGGGAGTTTCCAAATCTATTCCTAGCCCTTCTCCTAAAATTAAAAATCCAATTGCTTTAGAATCGGGTCCGAATGATTCGTTATTAACCGCTGCCCTAACTCCTATTTTTAATTTATCTTCAAATAAAAGAGCCGAGGGGTCTCTTAAAGTTTCTCTTTGCTTGTTATTAACGTACAATCTGGCAACGTTATGCCATGCTTTTCCTTCTACCGGCTCCAAATCACCTGATGGAGTTAATAATTGATTTTCTTCATCGTATTCCCAATCCCTATACAAATTATTAAGTACAAAAAATTGTACTTCTGCTTCAGAGACAGTTTTATCGAACTCAGGGTCTTGCGTAATATTCTTGGTAATTTCATTTACTAAATCTACTGCGTCCTCAAGAGCAAATTCTTCAGCATATCTTGTTAACCGAACTTTTTGCTGTTCAGGTATTTGTGCAGGAACTAACAGACTACCAAAAATAGCATCGCCTACGTCTACTTCTTCTTGTAAAGGAGTAGACAAAAACCAATTATTTGCTGCTATTACAAAATCTTTTATCCTAAAATATGCTCCTTCTTGTCCTTTTTCAAATTCTTCTTGTGTAGTAAATTGTGGAGAAGTCATTATTTTCTCCTCAATCTATTTACATTTATGCCCATTTCAGTAAGCATTCTTTTTATTGGATCGACACCCGGTGCTTTTTTGGATGTTATTTTCGGAGCCTGTTTTTTTGGTGCGTCTTTTTTAAGACGCTGATATTCTTGCGTTACTTGAAATATTGCTTTTGTTATTGGATTTTCATCTGCCAAGGTCTATCCTCTCAGGTTTAAAAGTATCTGGTGTTAATGGTGCGTTTAAATCTGCCGGCGCTCCTCCTTCCGGTGGCGGTTCTCCCATTCCTCCTCCCATATCGGGTCCCATACCACCACCCATTTCTGGCGAAACTCCCGGTATTTGCGGAGCCATAGCTTGTTGTCTAGCTGCAATTTCTTGTGAAGCAGCTGCTTGATTTTCTTCATCTATTAATCCCATTTGTTGTGCTACAAGTGTTTCTACTTTTTCTCTAACAGAAGGTAAATTTCTAACTGACTCTTCTATCAGTCGCTGTTTTATTTCCGTACCGTTTTCGTATCCTGCGGTCTCGTAATATGTCATTGGGTCTATCAACCCTGCACCGTATTCGCTCATAGCCATCTGGCGTTGCTGTAATTCCATGACAGGTTCCCCGTGAGGGAATGCTACTTGTATACCGTAGACGTTATGGATGGTGCTTCTGTTTAGTGTTTTTCCGTTTGCCCCTATCCCGCCTGCAAGTTCGGATACGCTATCTACAAGTTGTAATATTCTTGAACCGACAATAGATGCCATATGTTCTCTTTGAAGTGCGACACCTGAAAAGATTCTCATACCGGCTGTATTTAATATTGCCTGTTGACCTACGGTTGTAACACCTGCCTGTCTTACACCTGCTAGTGCAGAGGAGTACGTCCCCATTTCGAGTGTGGAATCAGTCTGACTTCTAAGTTGTAATGCCCATCCGGGTACGTCTGGTGTATTCATTACCCAGAAATCCTGTGGATCTCCTTCCAATATACCTTCATTGGATATTGCCTGTGCCAATGTTATCGGGTCACGGGATGTTCCCATTGGTGCATATGCAAATCGTAAAAGTATTTGATGGAACGCAGATATTTCCTGAGTTCTTTTTCTAATTGTTTCTTTGTTAGGTCCCAATATGCCTTGAGCAAAGTTCTTAGGGTCACCGCCTGTATCTGCCATATCCATACCCCAACCTGCAAATGAGTGTACAAATGGTACAAAGCCCCATGTGTTTCGTTCCATCCATATGGGTGTTGCAGCTCTTGATGTCGGAGATGCGTTATATGACGGCGATGAATTTGCGACAAGTTTAACGTGCCAGTACGGAGTCCAATAGTCCCATACTTCTACTTCATCCCATGGGTCTTTATTTCCCATGTCAAATATTTCTGCATATTTTCTACGTTGTTTTCTTTTCTTTGTAATTGACTGTTCGTGTAGTTCTTGAGCTGTCATCTTTGACGCTTTTATAGCTACAGTTGGTACTTTTTCTCTAGGATTCATCAGAACTGTAGATGGATGAGGGACTCTGATTCTGACAGGGTTAAACGATTTCCTGTTTGCACGGTAAATAGTTTTTGCTGTCTCGAACGCTTCCTCGTCATCAAACTCTGATTCGACAGGTTCTGTCGGTCTCTGACCTAAACCTACTAAAACAGGAGCTTCAACTACTGCGTATCCATGAGCCACAAGATATTGTGCGCATACTTTCCACGGAATTGTAGGTTCGTGTAAAGCAGCATCATCCATAATTGATTTAAGTCCGTGTTCGAGGTTGGTTGCGTCTTGTTTATGTTGTTCTGTTTCGCCTACGGGTTCTCTGTGTATGCGTGGAGAAAACGACATAAGTGTTGCAACTGCGTGGTCAACTAGGTGTGTTGGAGTTGAGTCATAGAATACGGGTCTACCCTGATAGGTATTTGACCACACTTTAAATTTTCTTTGATAGTATGCGTCATTATCACGGAATTCCTGATGTGCATTTGACCACAGTTCTCCCATCTTTGAATAAAAACGGTTTATTATTTCTTCATCTGGTCTCTCTCTCAAATCAGCCATAGTTCATCCTTTAGGCAAATGCGGGCATTCTAATTATTTTTGCGTGGTTTCTAATTCCTCTTTCGTTTTTAACCATTAGTGCAATACCGAGTGCCATGACATAATCGTCATGAGCGCCACCCATTGCCTGTGGTTTTTCACCGGGAGCAGCAATTATTGTGGAGAATTCATCGAGTCCCTGTTTATTGGGAATCGTTAAGTGTCCTGCGTTAAAAGATGCTCTAAGTTCATCGAAGAGTTGTTGTCTGCTCATACGGTCTGTACGCCATCCGTATTCTTTTCTGACATTTTTACCTCTACCGACTCTGCGTCTGTAGAGTTTGGGGTAGTTTTCATCTCGTGCAATTGTCAAAACTGTATCTGAAAAGTTATTTTCGATAGCCCAATCGGGATTATTGTAGAGTTCTAATAGTTTCATAGAAGCTACGGAAAAATCCTCTGGTTGGATTGTGTTTGTCACGAGGTCTGCTACCACATAACCGGAATTAACATCTACCACTACGGTTACGGAGTAGTCCATACCCACACCTGAAGCTACGTCTGTACCTGCGACATATCTTCTGGCTGCTCTCGGTTCCTTGTAAATACTGGCAGGACCGATGGTTCGTAGAGGTGGTATACAATCATCAGCCATGCCAGAAATGATATCCCGATCAAAAATGCTTTGCGCTCTTGGGGGCGATAAGGCTTCTTTTTCGTCACCGGGATATTCTTGTTCCATAAATTGTTCTGGTGACATACCGCTCAAATCAGATGTAGGTACTGTGTCTCTGACACCTTCGTACCATTTTTCTGTTCGTTCGGGTCTAGCACTCCATGGAATAAAGATTTTAGTCCATCCGTTACCTTCTTCTGCTGTGTCACCTGATGCCCTGTAGATTTCTTTAAACAGGGAACTCATATTTCTTTTGTTTGAGGTGGAACCCATAATCATTTGTCCACCTGCGTCAATTGTAGGTTTTACGGCAGCGTAATTAGCTGCGTGATATTCATGAAAGTCTGCTTCATCCTGTATGACAACGGATGCAGTTTCTGAACGACCTGCATCTTCTGTAGATGGAAGTGCGACAATCTTAGAATCCTTTGACGGTATTCCTATTTCCGATCTTGAGTCAGGAGACAGGGGAGACTGCCATTCTTCCGGGAGGTTTTTAAGTATAAATCTAACTTTATCAAGTAGGGAAAACGCTTCTGTCTGCCCTTTTGAAATCATAAGTACGTTTGTACCTTCTCTGAATGTCAGTAGCCATGCGGCATATGCAGCCGAAGTCCACGAAAAACCTAACTGTCTAGCTTTCAATACTGTGACAAGTCGGTTATCTACAATAGCTCTTGCCAATTCTACGAGGTAATCCCACTTTTGAAAGGGTGCGGCACCACCAGACACCCCTGAATGTAGTTGTGATCTTTCTAGAATCTTAACTTTATCAAGGAAGTCTGGTTGTTCTCCGTCAGGTGAAACGAAATTGCGTCTTGCAAATTCTTTTTCTAGCCTGCGGACAGCTTCTTGTTTGTGTTCATCAGTAAGGGCTACCATTTTTTAGCAGATTACCTTTTTGCTTGTCTTCGCATTGTTCTTGTTGTTTTTCTTCTTTGTCTTTTTGCTCCGGGAGGAATCCTGTCGTCAAAAACGCTATTAAATCCAGTTGCCGGACTTTTAGGTGTTATAGGTCTGAATGCTTTTTTAGGTATAGGAACGGTTCTAAGCTTCTTTGTTATATCATCCAAACGCTGTAGTGTTTTTTTTCGCTTTTGCTGTTTAGCTGTAGCACCAGTTCCACTTCTTAATGAACCCGCACCGCTCCCAAGATAAGTTCTTTTTGTTTTTCGTTTCCCCATAGGTTTTGGCATATCAAGTCTCCCTACATGCGTTTCTTTTTATTCTTCTTTGGGGGTCGTCCTCTTTTAGAGCCGTATGTTCCTTTTCCTTTAGGCATAGATCACTTCCTTTTTTTGGCAGTTTTTGCCGATTGTTTAAACGCTTTTGTTGTCGGTCTACCTTTTTGACCGGGCTTTCTCATCTTTTCTCCGGACCCTGCTTTTATCCTTTTGCGTTTGGCATGGATATTTGCATAAAGTCCTTTTCTAGATTTACTTTTAGCCATTTAGAACTCCTACCACTTTGCTTTATTAGCCCAATAAGCTGCGGACATTTTGCCTTTGGCTATATTTTTTCTGTGTCTTGCTTTAAAAGACTTGGCCCGTTTGGTCATAGTTCTGTCACCTGTGACTCCCTGTTGTCCAAACCGAATCGTTTTTACTTTGCCACCCTCTTTTGCTACAACGACATGGGATTTAGTAGGGTGGGAGGGCGTTCTTTTGGGTTTGTTATACCCGGACACCCCTGCACGTTTTAATCTTGAATCTTTTTTTTCAGCCATTTCTTTCTCCCATTTCACGTCCACTTAACCTTAAGGCGGACGTAGAGCTGTTTGGGTAAGGAGGTAAACAAATATTAAATATCAACAAAAAATAAAATTTATAACCCTACGCCCCTATTTAAAAATACCAAAAAAATGGAAAATCTCCAAAACTTTGAACACCTACCCATAAAAACGAACACCCCTAAAGAAGAAAAGAAGCAAAAGAAGAAAGGCGTTTTATATCCCCCTAAAGGGGATATATAAAACGACCCTTAACTCTACGAAGAGAAAGATAGCGTCCCAGTCACGAGCGTTGCACAGCGTTTCAAATAGCGTTGCATGAAACACTTAGCGTCCCTTCTTATGTCTTTATAAGACAACGAAAAACGCTAAGCTAGTCACGAGCGTTTCAACCGTTACGCATGAAACGTTGCATGAAACGGTAAACGTATTATCTATGAAAACTCACAAATTTGGTTGAAAGGTTAACATTACACACTATATGCGGTGACCCCCGTCAAGGGTGGCGTTTTGGTCGTTTTCGCAATGGGACCCCTTTCCCCCTGCTGTCGTGCCTGTGGCAGGCAGGATATGCCGATTTTCTAGTCACAAAAATAGTTAGAATTTAAGCTAAAGCCGTGACTAGGGCATACACCAAGGCACAGTCGTGAGCTAGTCGTGCGCTAGTCGTCGCTTACGTTGCGATATTCGCCGTCGATCGTGCCTGCATCGCTACCGGCGCCAGTCTCGCGCCCTTTTGCGGCGGAAAGGGCGGCGAGAAGTTCCGCAGTCGGCAACTCTAGTAGGTTATGGTCAACTGATCCGGTGACTTGCACTTGCTTATCGGCAAACCCGCAAAGCGACGCCAAGCTATCGAGACATTGGCGCCCTGCGCTTATCTGATTGGCGCTTTTTGCTCGCTCTAACAGATCGATA